CAACTTTGATATAGTTCCTAAGCTTGGTGTAGATGATGGCATTCAATTGGTACGTGAAATATTACCTAACTGTGTATTCGATGAATCAATGGAATATGGCATCTCAACACTAGAAAGCTACCGTAAAGATTGGAATGATAAACTTGGCTGTTGGCGTGATACCCCTTTGCATGATTGGTCATCACATGGAGCTGATGCGTTTAGGTATTTAGCGGTAACAGAGCAAAGAAGACCTAATCAATCACACGTTCAGCACATGATAGTGTAAACAACAAGTAAAACAGTTATAATATAAAAAATATCGGTTAAGCCGATTAACTAAATTTAAAAGGCTTACTATGTCAAACGATGTAACAGAACCGAGAGAAGAATATACAAACATGCTACCAAGCGTACAAAAGAATCGCGCTGCTGTTGGTGGTCAAAGAGTCGTTAGGGCTGGTGGTACTAAATACTTAACTCCTTTAGCCTCAATGATGTGTGGTACTCAATACGACGGTAGCGGCGGTTGCCAAACTATATACCAATCAACCATGACCACTGAAGGTGAAGCAAAGTATAACAAATACTTATCTAATGCTTATTTCCTCGGTGCTACTGGTATGACTGTTACCGGCTTAAGTGGTTTAATATCAGCTAAAAAACCTATCAAGAATATACCTGGTTCAGTTTCCTATCTAGACGAAAACATAAATGGTAAAGGCCAATCGTTGCGTGATTTCTCAGACGAAGCAGTTAATGAAGCTTTTACCGCTGTATGGTCTGGAATATTAGTGGCAAGACCAACAACTCCAGAAGGCTCAAGCAAGCTAGATGAAGAGAAGCAAAACTTACGCCCTAAATTATTACACTATAAATTTGAGTCAATTATCAATTGGGATTATGAAGTTATCAACAATGTTGAGAAACTTTCTTTATTAGTCCTGAAAGAATCTACTACCAAGCGTGATGGATTTAAAGTTGAAACTGTATTTCAATATAGAGTTTTAGAGTTGATCGATGGTTTTTATGCTCAGTCTTTATATGACGAAGATGGTAATTTAATCGAACCTCAAGCATCAGTAATATTTAACGGTAAACCATCAGATGAAATCCCGTTTTACTGGATAGTCGCAGGAACCGAAACAAAAGCGGTTATTGATGATTTAGTCGACTGTAATTTCGAGCATTACAATATCTATGCTGATTACGGCTCTAAACTGCATTATTCATCATTCATTATTTACACTGAAAATGGTGATACGCAAGGAGCTAATAACAACATGGTTATTGGTAACGGCGTTAAGTGGAATGGCCCAGTAGAAGGTAGTTTTGGCGTATTACAACCAGACGGAAACGCAGATAGTCACCGTATAGCATTACAAGACACTGAAACAAGAATGAGCGCATTGCTTGCCAGTATCCTTAAGCCTAACACAAGCGGAGCAGAGTCGGCAGAAGCTAAAAGCCTTGATAAAGTTACTCAAAACACGGTGTCGGCAAGTGTTGCAATTACAGTGAGTGAAGCTATAACCAAAGGGTTAAACTTTGCTAGTCGTACAATGGGTGGTGCTGAAGATGCAGAATTCTTATTAAATACTGATTACGACCCGTCATTACTAAATGCACAGTTACTTACCTCAATGTTGGCGGCTAGAATGTCAGGTGATATGAGCAAGCAAACTCTATACGAAAACTTACAACGTGGTGATATTGCTAACCCTGATAGAACCTTTGAAGAAGAACAAGCGTTAATATCTAAAGAAGGTACAGGGATGGACGAATAATGCCAGCCGAACAACTGACAGAGCAAACCACACGACACAGTGTTTATACTCAGCGCTTTGCTGGGCGCTTGGCTAACTTATTCGACCCGTATATTGATAGGCTCACACGAGAGCTTAAATTAATAATGATGGACGCGCCCGATACAACTCAAAATGTTAGGCGCATTAATCAACTCGTTACTGAATGGCGCAGAGCTTCACTAGTTATCTATGGTGAATATAACGACGATGTATTATTTGAAGAGTTACAACCTTTTGCTATTAACGAATCCGAATGGGAATTAGACAGTTTAAAGTCTGTTGTTAAATCTCCTTCAGTTACATTGGTTGTACCTGCACCAGTCCAAGTATGGGCCGCTGTTAATTCTACCCCTTTGATATTTCCTGATAGTAATGGAGTTAAGTTATTAGAGCCATTTATTAAAGGTTGGGAAAAGGGACAGATTGACGCAGTAGGTAATATTATCCGTACTGGCTTTATGACGGGCAGAACATCACAACAGATAGTCCAAGACATTGCTGGTAAGAATGGATACCTAGATAAGCAAAATCGCGCATCAATTAAAACTATGGTTCGTACTGCTACTAATCAAATATCAAATGTAGCGCGTAGAGAAACCCTAGACGAAAACGACGATATAGTTATCGGGTATCAAATCATTGCAACCCTAGATAGTCGAACGAGTGTTATTTGCCAACACCACGACCACGGCAGAGTATTTAACAAAGGCTTAATTATATGGGCTGATGGCACAAGGGAGAAAACAAAAGCTAGACCTATGCCAGCGTTTCACCCCAATTGTGTACTAAGTGGCACGATAGTAACAACCTGTAGCGATGTCGATAAGCTTTATAAAAGGGCTTACAAAGGAACTATTGTCGATATCGTCACTAAGTCCGGAAGAAAACTCAGTATTACCCCCAATCACCCTATATTGACTAGGACTGGTTGGAAGGAGGCTAAGCTCGTTAATAGCTCTGATCAACTCGCTACCATCACCGAGGAGGTACTTATTAGTGAGGACTATAAAAACAGTGTGAAAGCCGAGGTTTCCGATCTCTTTAGTGCGGCTAATATATCTGCTGAGCCTAGCCTTGTCACTGATAGACCAACCACCGCCGAACACTTCCACGGTGACGGAACCGATGGCGAAGTCAGCGTTATAGATGTCGATAGCTTTACCTGGAAAGGGGTTAAATCCATTTTTAACAAGAAAGTCGTAAATGACAGGCTCCATAGTGGAAAGTTTATCCATTCTTCCTTCAATGGTTTTGGCTTTTTTAACAAGAGAGCTTCTAGCAACCTTTCTACCTCTAGCGGCATTATTGGCGGCCTTAGCAAGTGCGCATCTTTCTTCAAAAGAAGTATTATCCATCCTTGCTTGTTGCTGTTGAGATCTGTTTCTAAGGGTGCCGAACTCAGAAATAAGGAAACGCTTAACAGGACTACAAGAGCAGTTCAGGCCGAGGTGCTTGGCGATTCCCCCGACTCCTATTCCGAATTCGTAAGCTTTGATGATGTTTTGTCTGTCACTGTTAGAGAACTTGATAGTCTTCATTATGTATATAACCTCGAAAATAAAGATAATTGGTATTTGTCTAACGGCATTATAACACATAACTGTAGGTCGTCAATTATTGCCATACTAGACGAAAGATTCGCCATAGATGAAAGCACAGCAACCAGAGCAAGCAAAGGCACTGATGGCGGTAAGCAAGTAAGCGCTACTGAAACTTATTTCGCTTGGTTAAAGAAGCAGGGTAATCAAGGTAAGAAAGGCTTAGAGTTTGTTCAAGACGTATTAGGTAAAGAGCGCGGGGATTTACTGGTAAACGGTGGGTTAACCTCTGAGAGATTCAGTAGACTAACCATTGATGAGTTATTCAGACCTATACCGTTAAAAGAGTTACGCAAGAAGCAATCATTACAACTTGCGTTTGATTCTATTGATTAACCTGATAAAACAACAAATATCCACCGTAAGCCATAGCAAACCAACCAAGCAAACAGATAATTAACTGCGGAACAGTATCAATCAAGGATAGCTTATACTTGAATTTGATTCTTGTTTCGTGTATTTCTCCACTCAAAAGGACAATATAAAACCCACAGACCATTAATAAAATATTCATGAGTCGCCTTTTATTTCCTCTATTACGGATTTGTCCAATATGGCAAGCTGTATAGGAGGATTGTCGCTGCATTTAAAAGAGTCTAAATTTATTTTGCTTATTATTGAGAATGAACACTTACTTACAGTTCCATCATCGAGCTGTGTAGCCCTCACCATTAAAACTGTTCCTTTATCAAGAATGGCAATAAAACTGCTTTTCATTATTAGCGCATTTCCTGAGTACTTATTTATAAAACTAATTCCATCGTAAACTATAATCATAAATCACCTTTAACAACTTTATTAGTTAATGTATCAAAAGCAAATAACACCAACTCTAAATTAGTTTTTATTTCACGCTCCTCATCACCACTACAGCATCTATCCAATGCACAGTCTGCCCACTCTGTTATCTGTTGTTTAATATCCATTATTCACCTACCCATTTAACGCCAGCATCAAAAGCATTTCTTAATATGCTTTGATATTTATAGTCGCATCCAGATTTATCAAAATGTTCGTCGAACGCCTTTTCTTTATTGGTTCTTGTGTCGATAGGGTGCATTCCAGATTGGCAGACTATGCAATATTCACCATCAAACATAGCAACGCCCATCCCACTCTCATCTATAGGTAATAATAACTCTGTCTTTTCTCCGCTATTATACTGGAATAGCATACCTGCCTTTATTGACTCTCCATTATCAGCCATAGCTTGTGTGAATACTAGCTTGGTGGTATCAACTGCGCATTCCGACTTTCTAAGTTCATCAGCCAAATACCAACAAAAAGAAGCATAACCACCGAATTCATTTTGCTCGTCTTCATCATCCATAGAGCAAGACATATTGTGTAATAAATTGCCAAGATTACTTATTTTGCATTGGTTAGATTCTTCATCCATTACCTGTAGCTCCTTAGTTGATTTAGTTACTGCGCGTTTATATTTGGCATAAGTTAACTCACACACGCCAAAGTTTGTTTCTAGTTGTGATACTAGGTCGTTGAATTCTTTGCGAGTGCATACCATTCTAAAGTTACCAGTATTCAAGGCGTCCTCATCCTCCTCATGCCAGCAATCTAAATTACCAGTACTTAGCTGCTGAACAATGGAGGGTTCGCCATAAGGCCACTCACCTTTAAACTCATTAACTGCATCCATAACTGTTTTCATATTATTTATTCTCCAATTGATTAATTAAATCTATCATGATGTCGTATTGTGCCTTATCCATAACTACTACTTGATTGTTTTTAGATACGATACAAAGCGGCGTCGATGTTCTTGTGACTTCGTCAAGCTCGGTACGTAGATTGCCTCTTGCGTTTGTGTATTTAATTACTTTCATATAAACCTCTAATTGATTAACCTGTACGTATAGTTGCACGTAATATTGTACATAGCAACCTTATTTCATAATTAATTTAAATAGTGTTACAATGTACTAGAACAATTACAGCGCTAAGCGCTCAACATACCTTAAGGGTTTAACATGTTAGACGGACTAGATAAAATTGATTTAACGGCAGATGATGCCATGGAACAGATTAACGCATTAGCTACTGGCTTGGCTGGTAAGAATGCACAATTGCTTGAAAAGCTATCTACTGGTAAAGAATTAGGGCAAGCAGGCGCGGCAGAAATGGAGGCATTAAAGTTATTTAAACAAAATGCTGATGTTAAAACTGCTGAAGATGCACAAAGCTACACTGATGCTAAAGCGCTAACTCAAACAGCACACGATGCTGACATGTTAAAGCTAACTGAAAGAATCACAGGTTTCGAAAAAGGCGAACGCACTCGATTAATTACCGATGGCATTAGCTCAGAATTGACAGAGTTAAAAGTTAACCCGTTGTATAGTGATACTACGGCGGCTTACTTTGAATCTATGTCACAAGTTGTCGATGGTAAAGCCATGATAGGCGACAAAACGCAAAGCGAGTTTATAAAAGAATGGGCGCAAACTGATAGCGGCAAAGCCTCTTGTTTAGCTCAAAATAACTCTGGTGGTGAAGGC